TACTCAATTCGTAGCATCGAGAAGTATAAAAGAATTCCGAAGATATAAATAAATAGGGCAATCCACAACTTTGGTTTAAACTGCCCGATTTCTTCGTTTAGGCCGAATGCGCGTATAAATAAATTCGAAAAGAATACAAGACAAGCGCCTATAATTATGCCTTGTTTGTTCATATAATAATAATAATTATTAATATTATATGAACATTCTTGCAAGCATTTTTAGTTTAAAGCCTGATTACATAACACCGCATTTATCTATAACAGCACTATTTAACTCTTTGCTTGATGATTTCTATGAGTATAACGACTCCAATAAATTTTGTTCTGGCCTTGTTTCATTATTAAATGACAACGACACTTTGTCTGAAGGCCTTCTCGCAAATAATGAACGCCAGGCGGATTTATGCGAGACTATTACAAAGTATTATTCTATTAAAATAGAAACAATAAAAACGGCTCAACAAATGATAGACAATTCTAAAAAAATTATAGATGCACTTGAACGTGGCGAAATATGCAATGATTTTTTAAAGGATGATAAATATGCTTGTCCGCGTTCAAATATGACAGTTGTTCTTGCGGAATCTGTAAAAAGAAGTATTATAAATGTATTCCTCGAATACATTGATAAAATTACGCGATTAAATGACAAAAATAATTTGAATCGTTTAGAAAATATTGATTTTACAAAAGTAGTTATTTATAAAGACACATTATTGCGACTAACCGATGAACTACTTAGTATGATGAAAAATTATTATACTCAAATAACACAAAACCCGGCAATTATGAAGTTATTGCTTGTCCCTGAGTCAAATGGTATAAAACATAAATTAAATAGTATAACAAACGCATCCAAACTATCTGCAACAATTCAAAAGGGTATGCAAGAATCAATTGTGCATAATGGCTAACTTTTGCGCTTCAATGATAATCGCTTCTATTTCTTTATTATATTTTTCGTAGAAATTCTTAGAGAAATACTTGACAACGCGGATTTTTGCAGAAAACTTATTAGTATAATTGTTTCGAATAATATCTAATGCCTTCCATTTAGTTTCATGTAAATGAACAATAGTTGGAAGTTTGTCCGTTTGTTTTATTTTTCTCAATAAATAGTGAGAATAGTTATATCGTTGTGGCAATTGGTTAATGTGTTTCCATGTTCTAATGAATAATTCTTCGTTGGGATACTTTGCATTAATTGCTATTAAGTCTGGTAATAATGATAATGATTTATACCATGCATACCAAGATGGTTTAAACAAAAGAATGCCACCATTAATTGGGCTGTCAATGGTGGGATCATGAGAATTATTATTTAAAAAATATGTAGATGGAACAGGAAGATTAAAAATATCAGAAATGTTTTCAGTTATTATCATATCTGATTCTATTATGCATACTTTGTCGTAGTTAATCAATTTATACGCATTAATAAAATTGCACGTAAGCAAAGTATTAAAATGCGAATAATGCGATTTATAGCCTGAATCTATTGGAATACCCGGCACTGTTATTACCCGATCAAAATATTTTTTCATTGTTTCAATAAAAAATTGTGGTGTTGAATTTATTGTGTCATCCTGCATAGCCATATAAATCAAATCAATATTTGATCCTGAAAATTTACGAAGCATTTTTATAAAGTATAACTCATACTCAAAGTATTTGATTTTGTCTCCGAAGTGCAATAATACGAATGCATATTTATTATATTGTGTCATTATACTATAACTTAAATGAAAATTAATTAAAATAATAATAATAATAACATCATCATTAATAATGGATCTATTTATCACAGAATGGATGCACGAAGATATTGATTCGGAATACGTCCTTCGCGCATTTGGGCGAAATACGGAATCGGTCATTGTGGATATTTATAATTTTTATCCGAGTTTCTATGTTGAATTGCCCCAAGATTGGAACAAAGGTAAAGTATCTATGTTTATTTATCATATCGAATCTATTACGAAGCGAGAACTTCGCTCTTTTGAAATCGTCCATAAAAAACCCTTATCTAAGTTTACTGGAACTGATAATTTTAAATATGTCAAACTTAATTTTAATAATTATGCAGATTTTAAAAAATGGTCATACTTATTAGGGAAAGAGATTTTAATTCCAGGGTTGTCAGGCGGAAAGCCAACTATATATCAAAAATACGAATCAAATATATCGCCAATGTTGCGCGGGATTCATGATACTATTTCTATTGGGTGGATAACCATAACCAAAATGAAGAAATTAACAATTGATGATACAATTAACACTAAGGCATGGTATTCATGCGATGTTGCAAATATTCGCGCATGTAGTAAAACATATGTTCCGCCTTTAATATATTTGTCGTTTGATATAGAAGCAGACAGTAGTCATGCGGATTTTCCTATTGCAAATAAGAGATATACTAAATTAGCGCGGGAAATGTTAGTCGAATATGCGCGATTATATAAAATAAATCAAGGAATTCAGACAAAAAAGAGGAATAAACTAATAAAGGGCATCTTGCAAAGTTATATCCAACTAGCATTTAATAATAATTATGCCAATAACGGCATTAGTTATTGTGGATGCACTGATGATCTAATAGGAGCATTTGACATATCTAAAATTTATTCCGCAATTTGCACCAGCGATCATGAAGCCATCGCGGCATTGTTGCAAGATAACATTTCAAATATTTATGATTTTACAGTGCCAGCAAAGCAATTAGTGCAAGAATGCGCGCGATTGACAAGAATTAATAATGTCCGTTTTAGCAGAGCGCCGAAACAATGCATCGCATTAATGTTGCAGTTGCTATTTGATCCTAATTATATAAATTGCAATTTTAATAATGTTTATACCGTCGGCAATGAAAAACCAAAACCAGATGTAATAGCCGGAATTATGAAACAAATGATGACATTATGCGCGGAACATATCCGATATAAACAAAATAAAGATACTGAAAATGCGGATATTGTAATAGACCAATTAACTAAATTATATGACGATGCATTTCCGGAAATATGCGGTGATGAAATTATTCAAATCGGTTCAGTATTTAAACGCTATGGAGAACAGCATCCATACCTAAAACATATAATTGCGTTATGGTCGTGCGACGACATAAGCAATGATGAATTAATTGCGGATGAAAACAAAGATATTGCATTATCGCCTAGCGAAATTGAGGCTGAATTGGCAGGAATTAATTGCGATAATAGGAACGAACGCGCATTAGAAAGCCGGCGTGCCAAGCAGGCAATGTCGGATCATGCCGAAGTGCGCGTTGTCTCTGTAGGAACAGAGGAGGAATTACTTCTAGAATGGATTAAGATTGTTATAGAAGAAGACCCTGACCTTATTTTAGGGTATAACATTTTTGATTTCGATTACAAATATATTTATGCCCGCGCGAAAGTCCTTGGCATTGAGGAGGAATTTAATCGCCTCGGTCGCGCCGTTTGGACAGAAGAACGCGATGCGGGTATGTCAGTAGGGCGGAACCCTGATTCTTGTGTTTTTAAAGAACAAGGGTTGTCTAGTTCGGCATTTGGGGACAACACTTTATATTACCTGCAAATGTATGGGCGAATAAGCATTGATTTATACAAACTGGCGCAGATATCGTTTAAACTTGATAGTTATAAACTTGATTCAGTATGCAAAATATATTTAGGTAAATCAAAAAACGACCTTCCACCTACGGAAATTTTCATTAAACAGAAGGGCACTTCCGCCGATAGGGGGCTTATTGCAAAGTATTGTATAATGGATTGCATACTAGTGACCCGTTTGTTTGATAAATTAGATATTTTCATAAATAATTATGGTATGGCGCAAGTATGCTCAGTCCCATTATCTTATTTGTTCCTGCGCGGACAAGGAATTAAACTGTTGTCATTCGTTAGCAAAATTGCCGCACAAAAGGGTTTTATTATTCCTGTGTTGCAAATGATAGAAGAAGAAGACAGAGAAAAGTATGAAGGCGCAATTGTCTTGAACCCGGTTTCCAATATTTATTTTGAACCTATTGTTGTCGCGGATTTTAATTCTCTTTATCCTAGTTGCATGATTAGTGAAAACTTAAGCCACGATTCTTATGTATCTACAATTGTAATCCCCGCAGGAAAAACGCCTTGGACTGAATGGAAAAATAAATTGTTAGAAGAAGATAACGAATATGAACGCAAATTAATTAATGGCGAATATGAAGGATGGACTTATGTTGATATTATGTATGATTTATACAAATTTGTTCCTATTTGCAAAAATGGTAAAGAAATGAAGAAAATGAAAAAAGTAGTCTCAGCGCATAAGATTTGCCGGTTTGCGCAACCACCACATGGCGGCAAATCGATTATTCCGACTATACTAATCGATCTTTTGCAAGCACGCAAAGATACCCGCAAAAAGCAAGGGGCATGTGCAAAGAATAGTTTTGAATGGAACGTATTGGAAGGTATGCAATTGGCTTATAAAACAACAGCAAATAGTTTATATGGCCAAATAGGATCGCCTACTAGTGCGATTAGGTTAATAGATATTTCTGCATGCACAACTTCTGTAGGTCGCACGCAAATTACAATTGCGCGGGATTTTTGCGAAAGTAATTATTCTGCACGCGTAGTATACGGTGATACGGATTCTATTTTTATTAAATTTGATACAGTAGATGTTTTCGGGAACAAGTTATATGGCCTCGATGCGGTATTTGCGTCAATGTTGCTCTGCACAGAAGCGGCACTCGCAATTAGCAATCGGCTGAAACGCCCACATAATCTGGAAATGGAAAAGGCAATTTGGCCGTTCATTCTTGTCACTAAAAAAAGATATGTAGGTAATTATTATACTAGCATATATAAGCCGTCTTGTTATAGAAATGCAAACGGCATTGCGTTAAAAAGGCGAGATAACGCTAAAATATTGAAACATATTTTTGGAAATATGATTGACATTATTATGACAAGGTATTCTATTGAAGAAGCCATAACATATATTAAAAAAGAATGCGAGGAAATGCTTGCTGGTAAGTTTCCTATTGAATATTTCGTTTTCTCTAAAACATTGCGCGGGTTTTATAAAAATCCGTCTAGAATTGCACATAAAGTTCTTGCTGATAGAATAGGCACACGCGATCCTGGAAATAAACCGCGGTCAAATGATCGCATTCATTATGCATTCATAAAAAACGATTCCGCGTTGTTGCAGGGCGACAAAATAGAAACGCCTGAGTTCATTATAACATCCGGCCTTAAAATCAATTATGAGTTATACCTAACAAACCAATTAGAAAAGCCATTGTCGCAAATAATTGCGTTGCATTCGTCGGCTGAATTTATAAAACAGTTTTTTGATAGAATAAAAGCCGAAAATAATGATGCCATGCTTGGTGTCCGCAAATTGTCGAGTTATTCTAAATTCGGAAAACAATGCGAAACATTAGATATTGTTGTTATGACTCGCAAACAAATATTATCAAAAATTACAAGTGATGAAGCAGAAAGTGAAGAAGAAGAAGAAATAAATGACGAAGATGATGATGAATTGGAAATATTATAATATAATATTATATATGCACGAAATAAATATAATTGGGTTATTTTTTATTGTAATATTGCTAATTTTTACACTATTTGTTTATAAACATAAAGACGGCTACAAAAATATTCAAGGCAATAATGTAAATAATTATCCTCTTTGGATGCACAATAATGTTAAAGTTAAAGGTAAATTCGAAGATGAAGTTAAAATTGAAGTTAAAGCAAATTCAAATATTTCGCAATTAGCGAAGACAGATTCACATCAAAATATATCGGAGGATTATCTACAAAATCCGAATACTTTTTGCGCACAAAGAAGTAATGCATGGAAACGCCCATGCCCGAATTATTGGCTTTTTCCTGAAATGCGCCTGTAGCTGTAGTGAGAGACTAAACTAATCATAATTTACCCGATACATAGAATTTTTGTTTTAATAAAAAATATTTAATAAAATATTAAAATATTTTATTAAATATATATTATGAGAGGAAAACAAGGTCAAGGTCAAGGTCATTCACTAACACCATCATCATCCAAAAAAAGTGGAAAACAGGCTATGATTTATGTTATTGTCGCTGCAATCGCAGTTGCTATTATTGTCGCTGTTATAATATATTTTTCGACCTCTAAGAAAAGCAGTTTCGCAAATCCACCATCGAATGGCGCCACTAAAACCACTTTGTTTTATTCGCCTACATGCCCGCATTGTGTTAGTCTTATGCCCGTATGGCGCCAAATTGAAGAGGCACATGGCTCCAAAGTCGCTAAAGTAAATGTAGCGGAACATCCGGGTATATTTGCGGAACAGGGTTTGACTGGCGTTCCTGCAATTAAGAAAGGAACTCTTGTTCATTCGGGTCCGCGGACTTTTGAGGCTATTAGCCAATTTGTAAAATCAGGATAATGGATTTTTTGGCGCTTTGTCTTTTTTACCTGACATTGTTCCTGCCACAATCATTAAGAAAACACCAATTATGCAAATAATAGTTCGGACTACGACAGTGTTCCATTTATACAAAAATGCTATTAGTATAAAAATAAACCTGCTCCTATACCAAATATGATAATTCGCTCATCTGACCAATTTGTTATTCCCATTAATATAATTATAATAATTATTATTATATTAATTATAATTATAATATGTCAAAACTAATTTCCGGAATCAAAGAGTTATACGTTTCTTATTCCCAAAAACAGGAATGGCAAGGCCAACAAGGCCAAGAACAAGAACAAGGCATAGCACCCAAAGCACCCATCGAACATTTTCGCAGTCATCGCTACCATGATACAAATATTATTGGTCTTCTTCTCGCAATTGTTCTTGTCATCTTATTGCAAGTAATAATCGGAAAATATATATGGAATTGCTACATTACGCGAATAATTCCCGCATTTAAGCCCGTTAAATCGTATGTAGATATTCTTGCGCTTTTTATTATGGCAGCATTGTTATTCTAACAGCGCAATCATTTTTTTTATTTTAGATAATTTAAGTTCAGGTAAATAACATATTGCCTCATGAAGATATTTCTTGTTCATGATACAATACTTAATTTCTTTTTCTGGAGGAAACAGTGCAATGTTAGACATAATGATTTGATATTTCTTTGGTAATAGATGCATACTTGTTCTTGGCATTATTAGTAATAATTGTTCAAGTGTTGTTGGTATTCCATCGAAAGATATATCGTTTATGATCAATTTCCAATCCCGAAAATCAGAAAATGCGGGCGCGGCGGTATAACTATAATACCATTGCCATGCCACAGGAATGCCTATGTAATACCGCAATGTCCATAACATCCCCGTCAAATATGCCGCCCATATCTTTTTAATTTCTGACTTGCCAATTATATCAAAATAATAGGTATAATGCCGTTTTTTCCATGACGCAGGCGGAAATTGCTCAAAAATTAAATCGGGTTTTTGGCCTTCAACGTATGCATCATTTTTTTTCATATATGCCATTCGTTTTTTACGTTCAACAATACTTTTGTCTATACTACTTTGTTCGCTTTTTGACAATAACATTATATAATCATAAAGAAAATTCTCGTTGATTGCGTTATTTATAATAAGGTATTCGCGCCGATTGTTTAGCACTCGGGTATAATTTTCCATCAACAACTCAATACCACCTTCGCGAATAAATAATGTAGGAATGCAAGGTAAAAAATCATTGCCAAGGAAAAAACTAAAGAAGACATAATCCATAATAATTGCGTTGATGTCATGATTCATGGATGTGCGCAACATGGTATAAATGACATTGCGTAAATAGTTAATATCTAAATAAACATATTTTTCTTTTGTATTAGTAATTTTCCCGTATTGTTCTTTTTCACGCAATAAATATATATGGCATTTGTCATAATTAATCAAACTCAAAAAAATTAAGTCAGAGTCGAGGCCATAAATTATTATATTAGTATTAATCTTATTTGCCCGGATATAATTAAATATCTTATGTTCTCCCTCGCCAGGTTCATCGGAACTCGAAAAAATAATGCGCTTTGATGCGATTTCTGGCGCATACTTTTCATTTATTTTTTCATGCAACATTCTCATAAATTCAGTTCCAGGGCTTATCATATTAAAATCAATGCCATCATTTGATTCTGAAAACATCTTTGATTTATATCTCCGCAACCGTTGTTGTTGCATTTTCGCAACAGGCGCAACTCCGTCAATTGCGATATAAATCAGTTGGACGTCTTTTACAAAATAAATAATGTCATTAATATAATCGATTACCGCCTGCAACATATCATTTATTGTAAAATCAGGATTTGCTTTGACTGCTGGATGAATTGCACAGTTTAAATCAAGAAAAAGAGAATTTGACCCCCCGACGCTTCCTTTTAGAATTTTTCGCGAATACTTATTAATTAGCCAAAAAAAATAACTTGGAACACCCATTATTCTTATATTAATATAATATAATAATCAATTATAATCAAACCCATTTATTGTCTTTATCGCCAGAGTTTGATCCATCTTGTATTGAATACGCAACGATAGTGCCAACAAGTAGTGCAAATCCAAAGGCTACAATCAAAGCCAATTTATCTACATTCTTGTTATTG